AAGAACCATTGCTGATAGGCAAGGATACGAATGGGAAAATTGTGATCCAAAAAGGAAAACAGAAAATCATTGTTCATGCTTGGGAAATAAAACTTTTAAAGAAGATAGTTTTTTGCATAACTGAAGAATAACTAAATAGAAATGAGTATGTCCCCAGTAGTACGTGATGCCTGGATGCTTCGCAAGCTATTAGAAAAAGCAACTGGCATTAAGGTTTATAAAGCAGAATTAGGATCGTTCAGCTCCTTCAATCTTTATAGAGGGATAGTGCAGGAGTATAAAGATGAAACCAACACACATATTACAGTAGCGCAAGGAAGCTGGAGTATAACCGAAGGAGGTGAATATAAGGTTTCGCTTTATACGCCGGCTTTCACCATCGGGTACAAGAGGATGATTAATGCACAACTGGTACGTAATATTGCCAATAATATTGTAGATGCCTTAAATTCGAAATTTGGGCAAGACTGTTGGAATACATGTAATGAGGAGCAGCGTTGCTGGTTACCTCTTTCCAGAGTTTCATTTTACCTGCAGATTCCGAATTTTGAACAATATAACTAATTAAGAACAGATATGAAACGAGTAGTACAATTACTAATAGAACTTCCTGATGTCGAAGCAACTGAAGAGCAAATAGAAGAGTTTGTAGAGTTTGAAACGGGATTCGGGTGTCAGTTAAGTGCTGGCAACCCCTTCAATGGTTTAACCTATGAAGTGGAAGAATGTTATGTTGAAGATAGAGAAGTGATTAACTAATAATGAATTAGAAGATTATGATTAAATGGATTAAGAAAGTATTTGGTATTGCCGAATTGATAGATGAACGAAAGAAAACCAACGAATTGCTTAAAATGATATTGGATGAAAATAAAAGAGTGGCAAATGCGGTAGAAGCATATAATCGCAGATATCATATAAATAATATATAGAGAGAATGGACATGAAAAGAATTTATAAAATACCAGAGCATAGCCGGTACATAACAGTTGAGGCTACCGAAGAAGGAATAACAACAATATTTGAGCCGGATGACACGGGAGCCTTTATATGCGAGATAACAGAGGAACTGGAGTATATTCCATCAAAGAATGAACTGTCAATATTTTGGGGAAACAGCAATTCCGGAATAGCTGTCATAGGGAAGCTGAAAGATATTCAGTTTGATGAAGATGGATGCGTATTTGAAGCTAATACAGGCTTATGGTACGACCACGCTATCCGCTTCAGAAACTCTGAGCAATACGATAAAATCCTTGAAAGCAATGCCTTGTAAATCTACGAAGTCAAAGCTCAAAGACACGCTGGATAAGGTCTTTAGCGAATACATCCGCTTAAGAGACGTGAGAGAGGACGGAACATTTATATGTATCTCCTGCAATAATGGATTCCCCTACGAAGTAAGCGATTGTGGGCATTATATAAGCCGGGAACACATGTCTACCAGGTTCAGTGAAGAGAATTGTAATGCTCAATGTATTACCTGTAATCGTCACAATAGCGGAAACATTGAAGGATACAGACGAGGACTTATAAGAAAATATGGAGAGTCAACAGTACTCTCTCTGGAATCTGCTAAATATCAGATCAACAAAATGTCCGAAGCTGACTATAGGGAAAAAATCTCCCATTATCGACAAGAGGTCAAACGATTGAAACTAGAGAAGGAATGGATCAATATAAAGGATTCCAAATAAACAACATATGGAACTATTAAAATTATGAATGTCATATATGTGTATTTAATCTTCCGAAAGAAAGGTTACGCATTCGGTTCATTGAGTGCTGTATTCGACTATCTGACTGAAGATGACGTAGGTATCAAGAAAACTACCCTGCTTCACCGGTCAGGCAAACTACCATTGACCACCCGGCGAGCTATCATTAACAAATTACCAATACTAAGAAAAAAGAGAAATGACAAAAAGGACTGATTCGAAAATAAAATGCGATTGCCGGTACTGTAAACATGCCGGTCCCGTAATGAATTTCATGGTTTCATGTTCAATTCATAATTGCAAGCGATCTGTAGGAATAAGGGTGTGCCCATACTTTGAAAAAGGATGTTCGATAAAATAACAATGAAGGCAACCATAGACATAGCCGACATTGATACGATTGTTCTCCGGAATTGTCTGGAACAATGCACGGAAGGTGATGAAGTTTACTATAAATCGACATCATATGCCAACTTTGATGGTTGTTTTATTGAAATTCGGGGAAACTGTTTAAAATGCGCATGTTCAATATGTAAGCTCTACAGCAAGGGAAAGACCGGTAAACTTGACAATAGTCGTCCAATAACTTTCGCTATGTCTGTAAGGACCATAAAGGAGCTTCTTCTGCGCCTATGTGTAAAGATCGAAAACGCAGTAGTGATTTACTATGAGATCGGAACAACAATGAAAATGACGCATTCGGCAGACTGCTATATCAAACAGATGGAAGAGATATTTGATCGGACCCTTTGGAATGATGCCAATTTTGATGACTATCGGCAGGCTACGACAAATAAAAGCAAGTATGTCCGCAAAGTTCTGAAGGTTTACGATAAAACATTCGAAGCTGGCGAGAAAGGCCGGAGAGTCGGAGACAACATCTTGCGTATTGAAACAATGTACAGGCATCAATCTGTACCAATGCTTGAATTTATAGATTGCTACTTCTTATCAAAAATAGGCCGAATATTCTATAAAGATTGGTCAGAGATACGCTTTGTAAGGGAATTATCTGCGTTGAAAGGCATAAAAATCTCCCAGCTTGACAAAGCCAGGGAGATTCACCGGATCGGAGTAACACGATACAAGGAGCATTATAAGCAGATGTATATAGACGGGAAGCTGACAAAAAAGCAATGGGAGACAATTCGAAATTTCGCCAACAGCTGGTCGAAAGAATGCGGTAAATACGTAGAAGAAATCGGTGAGTTGGAGAAAGAATTTAAAGACAAGCTCCTGGCTAATTATCAGATAGGGATTTTTACGCCCATTCGTAATAAAATATAAACAGCTGATAATCAAACGATTATCTGTTTTCAAAGAAAGCACCATATGGTGCACAAATAATTAACTGTAAATCAATAGATTACATAAAAAAAGATTCAATTTTAACAATTTACGGCAACTTGTCCTATACTGCCCGCAGGGCTGTTTGGTAACAAACATAAGAGGGCAGTTTAACTATAACTTAAAAATTAGATATATGGCAAATAAAGCATCGGGCAGAATATTAATGGAATTGCCCATCAAGCGTGGAACAACTAAAAACGGGAAAGACTGGGAGAAGAGAGAATATGTTATGGAAACCAATGAGAGATATCAGACGAAAATGAAATTCTCCCTTTATAGCTGGGACGGTCCTGTCGACAATCCTCCCAAGGTAGGAGATAAAATCGAAATATCTTTCTCAGTTGAGGCCAAGGAAAACAAAGGAGCTTGGTATAACGAAGTAAAAGCATATGGCATTGATATACAAGAATGATGAAATTCTACTTTGAATAATAACAAATCAGAAAGGAGCCAATATGTTTGAGCCAAAAACAAAAGCCATTACCCGATGGGGACTTACTATTCGAGGTACTGATGTGTTTTTTCCAAAAAAGGAAACAACTATAAAAATTGGAAGATTGACACTAAAGATGAATCCGGAAACTCGAATGTTTGAGGAATACCGGCTTTGGGATTTAACTTCGGGTGTTCCTGAATTGATTGATGAACAGAGATTTGATAGAACGATTTTAATTCAATAAAAGATAGAGATGAACGAAAATATTGAATTACCTGAAGAAAAAGAACCATTGCTGATAGGCAAGGATACGAATGGGAAAATTGTGATCCAAAAAGGAAAACAGAAAATCATTGTTCATGCTTGGGAAATAAAACTTTTAAAGAAGATAGTTTTTTGCATAACTGAAGAATAACGATAAAGAAATGAAGAAAAATAAAGGATTTACAACACCATGCTATATGGCTGTTAAAGACGGAAATCACGCTAATCGTCTACTGATAGCATTAAAAAGTATAGGCGACAGAAAAGTATATGGAATACCAGAGAATATTACATATCCTTGTGTTTGTGGAGTATCCACGAACATTATATCATTCGGTGAATTGAATGATTTAGCCGGATTCATTAATTGTGAAGAAAGTGAGGATTTGTTTCTTGCTTTAGCATCCCTGCGAAATGATTCAGATATTCATCAATGGTTTACTGATGGTGAGAAATGGGTAATCAGCGATATCCATTCTCTTCTTGAACTAAAAGAGTATTTCCAGTTAATTAAATTCGACTACTCAAAAACTCACAAGGCAACAGCCGAAGAACTTATCAAGCATTTTAATTCGTAACAAGAATAAATATGAAGATAATAGCAAAACAAGGTTCAGCACTTGAGAAGCTGCTGAAACAAATGAATGAACGGCTTCTGCGTGAACAAAACGAAGCTAAAGATATGATTCAAGAATATTGTGGTTCAAGACCGGATAGCCTCGGATATGGATGGGTATTTGGAATAACCGCTGAGTGGCTTTATACTCTTATTGGATTTGATGATAAAGAGTTTGTTCCTGAAAAACTGATTCCGAATAATGATGATAAGAAGCATCCGTGTTGGAAAATCAATAAACGAAAGAAGGAAGGTCGTGAATTTATTGATAAATGGTGTAGAAAGTTTCGAGGCATAGATGGTAGACCTCTTAATAAATTTGGGATTCCGGTAATGCATGAAGAAACAGGGCGCTATTTCCATTGGCTCCCGCTTGAAAAAGATGGTATCTATTACGTTTCAGTAGGTTCTTCCCTTCTTGAATGTATGCCATCGGCAAAAAGTGAGCAGTTTGAGATAGAGGTTTAACGAATAACAAGAATAGAAATGAGTGAAACGAAAATCATATTAGATGCCTGTTGCGGTAGCCGAATGTTTTGGTTCGACAAGGAAAATCCTTTGGCCTTGTTTGCCGACATTAGAGATGAGGAGCATACTCTTTGCGACGGTCGAAGCCTGAAAGTTCATCCGGATATTGTATCTGACTTTACCGATATGCCATTCTTGGATGAATCCTTTAAGCTGGTAGTATTTGACCCTCCCCATCTTCTAAAGGTTGGCCAAGATAGTTGGTTGGCCAAGAAGTACGGTAAGCTTCCTGAAGATTGGCCAAGGGTGATAAAAAAAGGAATTGATGAATGCTTTCGAGTACTTGAAGATTACGGCGTTCTCATTTTCAAATGGAATGAAGACCAGATAACGGTTAGAGAAGTATTGAAAGCCATCGGACGGCAGCCGTTGTTCGGTCACACCACCGGAAGACATGGCAAAACTATGTGGATGTGCTTTATGAAACTACCAATTAACGAATAACAAAGATAAGAATGAATCAATTCGAGATGTTCCTCGGATTGATATTTAAAAAGGAACTTGCAAATCTTAGAAGTATTTTCAAGGATTTACGTAAAGCTAAATAAAAAGAATTGATATGGGAAAGAAAAAGAAGATTTTGACTAAAAAAGTATATTCCCGGATCACACCGGAGAATTATAAACGATTGGAAACCATAGCCTCAAAATACGGATTCAACAGCGTATATGAAATTGTACAAAGTTTGATACATTGTTTTCTTCGTGCATCGGACCCTGAGAATGATCCTCAAACAGAAGTCCTTCCTTACGATATAGAATGTATGTTTAATGAACTTTCAGAAGCTGAAAAGCATGTAGAATTTAACAAGCCAAAGCGTAGATGTTCTTGTAAATCAGTAAGCAATGAGTAGAAACAAAACATATATCAAATATATCAATTCCAAAGAATGGAAATCTTTGCGAATTAAAAAGCTCATTAATACCCCTATATGTGAATGCTGTGAAAAAGATGGAAGGATTACAGTAGCTACAGAAGTACATCATATAACACCTGTAGAATCAGTTGCATCAGCAACTCAGATGAAGCAGCTAATGTTTAATTATTCCAATCTAATGAGCGTATGCCATGCTTGCCATTCCGATATTCATCGAAAAATGTTTAGCCACTCCAAAGCTGCAATTAAAGCCAATAACAAAAGGATAACCGAGTCGTTTGTAGACAAGTTTCTAAAATAAAAAGAAAAGGGAATAGCAAATAACTATTCCCTTAATTGCCTTTGCACGGTTCACAGGCAAAGGCGGTGTCAGATAACAGCTGTATTAACCAACTGAAAGTGAACCGATTTTATTCCCAATATCCTTTAAGGCACGATTAAAGATTTCAAGTTCTTTCTCATTCAGAGTATATACTTGACCTCGGACTTTATACCCGTTAATACGTTGATATAACCAGGCTCGACTCTTGCCAAAGTAATTCTTTGCAATATACGACACGGGTATTAAGTCTACAATATCATTCATCTGTTCCCGTATTGTGAGCTTTCGTTCTATTGCTTTGACATTATTAGTGATAGTATCAAGAGCCTTATCTAAGTGCTTTCTAATGGCTTCTTTCTCTTCCGGCTTGGTGTATAAAGCCTTCATCTCGTACAAGTGTGCATCAAGTTCATCTCCATGCAAACTATCCATCTTTAACAAGTCTTCTTCTAATGTTCTCATATCATTATTTGAGTTATGCTCCTCCGAAGAGGAGCGATTACTACTTCTTTAATTTCTCTTTTCTTTCAAGGAGTTCTGATATTCTTTCGAGTATCGCATTAGTACGCTCTTCATCATCTTCTTTTCCAATCTCCAGTATAAGTACCTTGCGTTTCCATTCTCTAAGGTTTTGCTTCTCCTTCTCTATTTCGAACTCAATCTGTTCCAGTTCATTCAGTTCTCTCATGACTTTGTTTTAAAAGGTTAATACTTTGTTTATCTGACACTACAAAGATACATAATCATTTGTATATGTACAATAGAATGAGATATTATTAAATAGCTTGATCAAACAAATAGGGATTTCCCTATCATTACCCCGATTGTGAATATTAATTAAAATTAACTATTAATTCGTACGAGGGGGTATCATTTTTTTACAGGCCCGTGCTACCCATTGAAACCCACGCCTTCCCTTCCGCGCACACGCGGCACAAATTATACCCGTGGGGGGTAATGCTAAAGTGTCACCCATATACGTCAGAAAGCGTGTACATATAAAAAGGCGCATGGAAATCTACGAAGATATAGAGAAAAAAATACGAAAAGCAATGAGAGAACAAGGGACTTATTCTAAGGCAATGGAAATTTCCATCTCTCTTGCTGCCGGCTCATATATGGCTTATCTGAAGGCCCGGGACGAAGTCTCCAAATTGGATAAGGTATGCATGACAAGAATCAGCCGCGAAAACAATGAGTATAAAGTGGTGAATCCCGAATTTTCCGTAATGCAGGATGCGGCCGAACAAACCCGCAAGGCATTGCGAGAGTTGCGTTTAACCCGTGCTACCATAGAAGCGGATGATGAAAACGATGAAGTAGACGAACTGATTAAAAAAGTCGAAAATGCTGGAAAAGAATGATCTCATACAGCTAAAGGCCCGGACACTTGAAAGATTACAAGAAGTCAATGTCGAGGATTATGCGCTTGACCAAACGGACGTCAGGTTGAAGGATTATGTGAAATCAGCGATAAGCCATCCTGACGATCATAATTTGTATGAACTGTTATCTATCCTTCGCTTCTTTCGTTTGCTGGACGCGTATATTTTCAAACCAACAGAGGTCAAGAAGTTTATCGTATTCTACGAGAATCTAAAATTTTCGGGATTGAAAGGACGCGTAAAGTATCGTCTTACCCCAATTCAGGTATTTCAGTTTGCCAATATCCTTGGTTTTTACCGTACGCCCGAAAAAAGGCTTTGCAGGGACGCCCTATTATTCGTACCACGTAAGTATAGCAAAACGACATCGGTTGCTTCACTGGCAATATATGATTTGCTGTTCGGTGATGCTAATGCGCAGGCATATGTGGCTGCAAATAGCTATGATCAGGCTCAGATATGTTTCGGAGAAATAAAGAATATTTTGAAGAGTCTTGATAAGCGGTTTAAGAACTTCAAAATAAACCGGGAACAGGTATTTAGCAAAAGGCGGGGAAGAACGTCTTTCGCCAGATGCCTTGCGTCGAATCCCGACAAGCTGGACGGACTCAATGCGTCCACCGTTATTCTTGATGAATTCAGCCAGGCGGATAGTGCCGAGCTGAAGAATGTCCTTACATCGTCTATGGGTGCCCGTGTCAATCCTATGACTATTGTTATCACAACAGCCAGCGATAAATTGGAAAGTCCGTTTGTGAATATGCTCAATTCATATAAGGCGGTACTCCGTGGAGAAGTAGAGAACGACTCCATCTTTGCGCATATTTTTGAACCGGATGTCAATGATGCCGAAGATGATCCGCACACATGGGCAAAGGTACAGCCTCACCTGGGAATCACAGTACAGGCGGATTACTATGAGAATGAGTACAGGAAAGCTCAGATGACCGCAGAGGATATGCTTACTTTCAGGACCAAGCTGTTGAACCTGTTCGTGCAGGATGAGGCCAAAGTGTGGTTTACTTCCGGAGAAATAGAGGCTATGTGCAAAGACGACAATGATTTGGAAACACTGAAAAATCGTCCGGACGCGATGGTCGCAGTCGATTTGTCCGTTTGTGATGACTTTAGTTCTGTAAGTTATAACATTTACTTGCCTGAGATCAAGATGTTTCATATTCACAATGATTATTACTTCCCGCGTAAAATGCTGATATCTCATCCGAATCGTGAATTATACGAAAGATGGGCGGCAGACGGATATCTTCGATTATGTGACGGAAATGTGATAGATTACCGGATGATAGTAAATGACATCAATGCCCGCAACAGGGAAAGCGTACGGATACTTAATATAGGATATGACCCTTACAAAAGTATGGAATTCGTGAATATGATGGGTGCCAGTGGTGCAAAGAAAGTGCTCCAGCCAATAAAACAAACCTACGGGACATTTACCAGCCCGGTTGAAAGTTTCGAAATAGCAGCAAGGACCGGACGTGTTACCTTTAACTACAATCCGATCAACTGGTATTGCTTCGGTAATGCTGTCATTGACGAAGACAGGCTGGAGAACAGGAAGCCCATTAAAAAATCCCAGAATGCTAAAATAGACGGTGCTGTAACATCGGTAATGACCTTTTACTTATATAATAATTTCAGAAAATGAATAACAGCTTAAAGTTTTGGAAAAGAAAAACGGATACAGCACCCGTTGAAGAGCCTGTCAAGGAGAGGGGATACTTCGAATCTGTAGCTTCACCAGATGTAACAGTACGTAATATAGCTGCAAAAGCTCAGACAGTTGAAGGACCGGAAATGGCGATGAAGCTGGCGACCGTATATCGGTGCGTATCCATACTTAGCGGTAGTATTGCCTCCCTGCCTCTGCAGTTGAAAAGAAAGAAGAACGGAGTCTTCATGGTGGATGAGGCCAGTGAACTCAACTATCTGTTATCTGTTGCCCCAAACAGCAGGCAGACAGCATACGAGATGATAAGAAACGCCATCATACAGGCGGTTAATCTAGGGAACGCCTATATTTACCCGGACTGGTCGGAAGGAGAGCCGAAAAGTCTGACATTACTGAGTCCTGGCAGCGTTACTTATGATAAGTTTTTGAACTTCTATATCGTAAACGACCCCATTAACGGTATATATAAATCTCTTGAATGCGATGAAATTATTCATCTTCGCAATATAAGCCTGGATGGCGGATATACAGGAGAGAGTACGATCCGCTATGCCTCCCGGATTATGAGTGTGGCATACAGCGCAGACGAAAAGAGTCTTGATATGTTTCAGCCCGGCAGCACATATTCGGGATTTATCAGTGGTAACGACGATGATCAGACAACCGGATACGAACAATACAACGAAACCCAGCTGAAGGATGTTTCCGACCGTTTCCGGAAAGAATTGAGATCCGGTGAAAGAATCACATATCTTCCCGGACAATTAAGATTCAACCAGCTTTCCATGTCCCCTGCTGATATACAGCTGTTGGAGAAGCAAAAATTCTCTGTTTTAGACCTGTGTCGCTTTTATGGCGTCCACCCTGACAAAGCATTTGCCGGACAAAGTCAAAATTATAAAGCCAGCGAGATGAGTCAGGTGCAATATATGACTGATACCATCCAGCCTTATTTGCGGCAAATTGCAAATGAGTTCTTTGTGAAATTAATCCCAAGGAGTGTTGCCGCGAAATATCGTATAGAATTTGATCTGGAAGCATTCTATCAGACCGACCTGGAAACGATGGCATTAAACATGGAGAAGTGTATCCAGTATGGAATCTATACAGTGAATGAATACCGCCAAAAAAGGGGAATGCCGCCTGTGGATGGAGGAGATGTCGCAATGATTAGCTGCAGCGTAGCTCCTATCAACAGTCCGAAAATAAACGGTGAAGTGTTAAATAATAGCAATAACGGAGATAAAAACGAGGAAAAACCGCAAGAAGTGCCACCCAAGAATAAGGAAACCTCAGCAGTATAAAAGGAACAAGCATGGAAAATTTGGAAATCAGAAGTTTTGGCGGTGAGGCATCTCCCAAATTGGTATCGGAAAGAACAATTGAGGGATATGCGGTAGTAGTTGGTCAAGAAAGCAAATATATGTATGATCCTGTATTGCGTAAATGCTTTATTGAAATCATAGAGGCAGGAGCCGTTGACGAGGAACTGATCAAACGCAGTGATATCAGAGCGCTTCTGGAACATAACAGAGAAAGACTCCTCGCTCGGAGTGGCATGGGAAGCGGATCGCTGAGACTCCACCTGGATAATTACGGTTTGGGATATGCTTTGGACGCTCCTGATACTCCTGATGGAAAATTTGCCGTTGAAATGGTGAAAAGAGGAGATTTGTTCGGATCATCTTTCGGATATCGGACCGATGAGCGGAAAAACGTCGAATGGATAAAACGGTCTGACGGAATTTTGCTTAGAAAAGTGCATAAAATTGATATGATCAGTGAAATAAGCATCGTGGCAAGCCCGGCTTACATCGGAACACAAGTGAATGTACGAAGCATAGAAGACACCTTCGAACATCCGGACGAGAGTTATAAAAAAGAAATAGAAGAATTACGTAAACTATCAAAATTTTAATCATGAAAAAAGAAATCAGAAGAAACAGAGCGAGAATCGCTGAGATCAATGCCCGGTTGGGCGAAATGGCTGACTTATTGGATACCAATAAAAGAAGCCTGACACCGGATGAAATTACAGAAAAAGAGGCTTTGGTACAAGAAAAAGAAATTCTCCAATTGCGTACGGCCCGTATGGTAAATGATGAAGAACGCGTATCCGAACAGGAGATGCGCTCTGAAGTTGCTTTTGCCGGAGCGGTTGCCTCATTTGTGCACAACCGTTCTCTTCCGGAAGGATGTGACGGAATCATGAATGGAAATTCCATCGATATTCCTTTGACCCGTGCCGCTACGATTCAAGACACCACCACCGTGGCGCCTCTCATTCCGATGACCATCGGGGAAATCATCCAGCCTTTGGAAAAAGGCTTAATCTTGGGTAAGGTGGGATGTAAAATGCAGTACGGTCTTGTCGGTGACTGGGTGTTGCCTGTTGTTGCCGGCATTGAAGCTACTATCGAGGATGAAAATGCGGAGGTAGCAGACACCACAATTGACATCTCAAAAATTAAGCCGTCTCCCAAACGGGTATCATTGGCTATCCCCGTAAGTAATCGTGCGATAGATCAGAGCAATAGTGCATTGCTTGAAATCGTACGTACCCAAATGACAATGGGATTAGAGCGATTGCTGAACAAATGGATGTTCCAGACAACCAAGATTACCTCAAAGGCGTCTGATGGTTGCTTTGTGGCTGCTACAGCTGCCCCGGCAGTTACTACCGAAGCGGGTGCTGACTTTACATGGAAGAATGTGGTGGCTTTGAAGGGAGCTGTATTAAAAACAGGCGTCGTCTTTGACGGAACAGCAGCCTATGTCTGTTCGGCAACGACTTACGCTGAACTGGAAGCTACCCCGAAAGATGCCGGCAGTGGTTTGATGATTCTTGAAAACGGGAAAATCAACGGATATCCGGTATTCATGACAGAATACATTGGAGACGGTGTTCTCGGATTCGGTATATTCAACTACGAACTTGTGGGACAGTTTGGAAAAATGCACATGATAGTAGATCCGTATACAGGTTCAAAGAAAAACCTTATCTATTTCGTACTGAATACGGATTTCGATATGCTGACTGTACGTACGGAGGCTTTTGCCGTAGCAAAGAAAACTCCGAAAGCTTAAAAACATAGGGACGGCAGCCCCGTCCCTTTACTTCAACAAGGCATGAAACAGTATATTACCCTAGAGGAAGCTAAAATGCAAATTCCCGGATTTGTGGATTATGGAGAGCAGGACGAGTATATAACGGGATGCATCCTGGATGCGCAGGCCGCACTTGAAACCCGCTTGCAATCTCCTCTATCAGAATATGAGGATGAGCAGGGGTGTATTCCCAGAGATTTGAGACGGTCTATCCTGATAACTATCAGTGATTTCTATGATAACCGTTCCGATATTGTGTTTTCTAAGCCTTACAGTATAGGAAGAGCCGCCGCATTATCGGCTCCATTTATAAAATTCAGAGGAGCAGAAGAGGATGGTACCACGTGAAAGAATAACATTTGAAAAAGAGACAAAGGGTAAAAATCCAAATGGATCACCCTGGAAATCTTATGATCCAATTCAGGGATTATCCAATGTACCTGCTGAAAGACGGAAAGCGCAGCCGAACATAGGGGACGGATTAAATGCGAAGGAAGAATTTATTGATATGAAAATTGTGCTATGGTGCAGATTTCATCAAAAGATGATGGAAGCTTTCCGCATTTCATATAATAATCAGTATTACCGGATTATTGACATAAACAGGAAATATCAGGACAATAGTTGTCTGATAACCTGTGTAAAAAGCGATACGTAATGGATATACTTACAGTCAGGCAGATTGATATAAACAAGGTTAACGAATTTGTGTGTGACCTTGAAAACTTCGAAAAGGATAAGGCTGTACGTGCCGGTTTATACGCCGGAGGTTCTATTCTGAAACGAGGTGGAGTGATGAGACTGAAGTCACGCATGAAATCTCCTTATGGACATAAAGGAAATCTTATCAAAGCTTTTCGTGTACGCGTAAAGAGAAGCAAGCTGGGAGTACTATCCGGCTTTGGTCAGCCGGAAGGAAGACATAGCTGGCTAATCGACCAAGGCACCGGAATTCGTCGCACTAAGAACTATGCCAGCAGAGGGTACGGACCGGCTTTGCGTTATTGGGAAGACACTCGGGCAGAAGATGGAAGTAAAGCCATGAATGCGGTGATGGACGGGATAGAACGGGCAGTTAAACGAATGAAAAATGGAAAATCATGAAAATTAGTCATTACGAAGCATCGACAGCAATCAGAGAAATTTTATTAGCCGATCCATCTATTGTGGAAGTATTGGGTGATAAGATATTCCCGCTTATAGCGGATGAAGGGACGGATGGAGACTACGTTACTTTACAGCGAGACGGTTTTGTGCAAGGTGTAACCAAGATGGGAATTGCCAGAAGAGATCCGTATGTATATGTCTGCGTAGTGAGTGCCGACAGCCAACGGTCGCAAGATATAGCTAAACTGATATCTGAGGCTGTTGAGGGGGAATTTGCAGATCCGGATATGGAAATACGCCTGGAAGATGATACAGAGGAATATGAGGCGGGGAAATATATACAAGTCATGAAGTTTTTAGTGATACTATAACAAGAATTATCAATTGTAATTAAAACAATAAATTTAAAAATTATGGCAGGAGTAAAATTAGATTCAAGAAAAGATATCTACAGAGGTGAGTTCTTTGTATTTGCCGACGATCAGCCTATCGCTTTTGCATCAAGTGCAACACTGGAAGTAACTACCGAAGAAATAGATGTCTCAAACAAAATGATGGGCGACTGGACCGGCTCCCTTCCTGGAAAGAAAAGCTATACAGTTTCTTCCGAGTCATTAGTAACTCGCAAAGAAGGCGCTATGAGTTATGATACCCTGTTGGCTAAACAGATAGCAGGTGAAACACTATCATTTTATTTCGGAGAGGCAAAAGCTGCGGATAAGGACAATTTTGGAGGAACCTTTGAGAAAGATACTGCAAAGATGAGCTATACCGGAGAAGTGATGATTACATCGATGTCTATCTCATCCGAGGCCGGACAGATAGCTAAATGTAGCAGCGCTTTTAAAGGTATCGGAGGTCTGACGCCCACCGCAGGCGGAGCAGCGGAAAACGCAGGTGCATAAAACGAGTTAGTAACAAATGTTCTTAAGGCGGTCCTGTGATGGCCGCCTTATTTAATATAAAGTATCATGGTCTCATTAACAATATCACTTTGTATCATATATACAATATTCCTGTCCGCTAAAATCATCAATGAGAAATGTAATCGTCATAGTCTGCCATCTGTACCGGAGACTTCAGTTCCTAAAAAGAGATTCTCTCTAAATATGAAGATGAGGCTGAATCTGAAAGCCATAATACGATGGGAACAGATCAGGCAGAAATCCTTCTCTCTAATGGATTATTCAGATAAGGATGACATAGATGCACTACTGTATACCACAACGATATGCAATAATGAAGATGTGATATATACCTTCGATGTTTTTCGGGGAACATTGTCCAACGAAAAGCTGGTACAGGAAATGATCTTGAAATTGGAACGTGAAACATCAGTATTAAGTCAGTTTCAGAGGGAGCAGGAGAAACAGGACATCGTGAATTCCAACTCCCTTCCGGAAATGATCAGCGGTATTGTTTCGGTTCTCATCATATCCGGACTGGATGCACATTACGTGCTTAATGAAATGGAGATATGCGACCTTCCACTCTACATAGAGGCATACGAAAAGAAACGAAAAGAAGAGATGGAAAGCGCCCGGATGTGGACATATCTCACCATTCTCCCGCATATCGATGCACGAAAGATGGAAAATGGAGCTAAGGATCTGATCACTTTCCCTTGGGAGGAAGCGGAGAAGCAAGCGGAAAAAGAAATCAAAGAAACTGAGATAGAAAGATTTGAATTATTCATGCAAAAGGGCAAAGACCTATTAAATTTATAAGATCATGGCAGGACGTTTAAGTTTCAGTATAGCAATAAACCTCTTAACAGAGAACTTTAAGAGAGGTACTAATCAGGTAAAAGCCGCATTCCGTTCCATGCAGATGCAGATTCTCACCTTCGCTGCGGCATTAGGTGCAGGCGGACTCGGACTAAGTAACCTTGTTTCTCGTTTCATTGATGTAGCCCGAGAAACAAACCGTGCTACCACCGCATTGAAGAATGTCTCCGGCACAATGTCCCAATATGCGGATAATCAGAAATATCTGCTCGATCTGGCTAAAAAATACGGATTAGAGATTAATGCCCTGACGGCTAACTACGCAAAATTCACGGCGGCTGCTTCCATATCCGGTATGTCCATGATCGATCAACGAAAAGTATTCGAATCCGTCTCCCGGGCATGTACGGCCTTCGGTATGAGTGCGGACGACAGTAACGGAGTTATGCTTGCATTATCCCAGATGATGAGTAAAGGCAAGATCAGCTCCGAGGAATTGCGTCTGCAGATGGGAGAACGTCTTCCTGTTGCTCTTCAGGCTATGGCAAAAGCTGCAGGTGTTTCTGTCGCTGGTCTGGACAAGTTACTCAAACAGGGTAAACTGATGAGTAAGGATGTGCTTCCTAAATTTGCTGAGGCGCTTAATGAGATGATTCCTAACGTTGATACTGATAACTTGGAGACATCTGTAAATCGACTGAAAAACGTCTTTACAGAGTTAGTGAACGGCACGGATATACAAAGTAAATATAAAGCTCTGATAGACTGGCTGACCAATATTGTTAAATCGGCTGCTGACAATATAAAAAGCATTGTTACCTATCTTGTTGCAGCTGTTTTAGTCATGGTTACAAGTCGGCTGGTCAATAAAATTATTTCCTCTATTGCCAAAGCCGAATTAGCCGCCAAGTCAGCAGCACGTCGGGCGGCCAAGGATGCAGGACAGAAGTTTGATGAAGTTGCATGGAAAGCGCAAAAGGCCGGTGCTTCTATCAGAATGGCTTTCAGCAAAGCGATGTTATCAATTAAGGCAACTCTCATTTCTATGGCTCCAACAGCAATACTTGCGGTCATAGGGGCTATCGTTGCTAAATTTTATAATGCTTATAAAGAGTCACAACGAATAAAGGGCTTGTTTGACAATTATCTGAATCGAATGAATCATGCGGCAGAGTCGAACTCAGAAATTGTAAAAGTTAAAGCCTTGTTATCAGAGTACAATAAAGTTAATTCATCATTAGATTACAAAAAACAAATATTAGGGAAAATCAATGGTATTCTCGGTACTGAGCTAAAAACCAACCAAGATGTAAACAAAGAAATATCTAAACGCATAGAATTGCTTGAAAGTGCAGCAAGAGCCGAACTGGCAGCAAAGGAAGTAGCAGAAAGCGAAAATGAATTACGCAAAATAGGCTCAAAATCCTACAACGGGAAGACAGTACAGGAATTGGCTCCTGATTGGGAAATAGCTCGCGGAGATTTGGTTAAAGAAGAGAGGTTCAAAGCAAAGCATAAAGTGTCAATGGTTGACGCTATAGGATTTGAAAATGGCTTAAAGGATGATTTGAATGCTTATATTGAATTCTCAAAAATACTCAGTGATGCGAAATCGAGATTAGGAACTGAGATTTCTAGAAGCACAACAATTACAACACCGACTACTGATCCGGATGATGACAAAAAGAAAAAAACTCCTCTTCAGAAACAGCAAGAATCTTATGATAAACAATTTGAAGAGCTAGGCGCTGAATTAGAGATCGGAAAGATCACTCAGGCAGAGTATAATAAAGCCCTGGGAGAACTGAACATCAAGATGTACGCCCAAGCCAAAGGAACAGGTGATAAAGAAGTGCTTGAGAGTCAATATTTTCAGAATATTAAGACCGCTGCTGAGAAAGCGATAAGAAATCAAGATAAGAATGTTGCTCTTGTTGAGTTTGAGAAGGTGCAGAAGGATTACAATGCAAAGGTCAGGGAAGCCCAAGCGCAGCAAGCCAAAGGGCTTATCTCTCAGAAAGAATTGAATTCCAATATAATTTCACTTTCCGTTGATGCGGCTAAATCCGCTGCCGGCATTAAAGGCATTGGAGATGAAGCAGATGTGTTTATTTCAGCTATGCAACTGAATGCAAAGATACTTGCTTCTCCAATTAAGATAAAGCCTCGCGACGCAACTTTTGACTACAAGAAAACCAAAGTTGATATTGCCTCTGAAAATCTGGACAAGGCAAAAGAATTGGCGGACAAATATAAAGAGGAAGCAAGAATTATCGGGAAGACATTATCAGATGAGGTTGCGAATGCTATGGCTGACGTTCCATCGCTGGAAGAGGCATTAAAACTGGCACAGGTCCAGGAAGATATCAAAAATTTCACCAAGGAACTTAATCAGATGGAATGGGATGGTATTAAAAATGTCGTATCAACTGTAGATGGATTGGTGTCGGCATTCGAACGCCTGAAAGATGCATTTGATCCGGAACAGGAAGCTACTAAATGGGAAAAGTTAATGGCCATTTGGAATATGTTTTCCGGAATTGCAGATGGATTCTTGTCGGTGATGAAAACAATTGAAAGTATTACGGAATTAACAAATAAGCTCACAAAGGCGAAGGAAACAGAGGCGGCTATTGATACGGCTACTACCGGAACAAAAGTTGCGAATAAAACGATAGAAACTACAGCAGAAATTACTGCTCTTGCGACTCAAACGGCGGCAGAGGTCGCAGCATCATCAACAAAAACTACAGCTGCATCTGCGGAAATGGCTGCAAAAAGTACAGCAGCATATGCATCTATTCCTTTTGCAGGAGTAGGTCTTGCTGCTGCTCAAATTGCAGCCATGGAAGCATTAATATTAGCCGCCTCCATTCCTAAGTTCGCTAATGGTGGTATTATTACCGGCGGTCCTTCATCCGGAGATAAGATATTAGCTCGTGTTAATGCCGGTGAAATGATACTCAATCAAGGCCAGCAATCTCATTTATTCGAAGCGATTAATTCCGGAAGATTGGGTGGAGGTGGAAATATATCTTCATCGGTAACAACCAGGGTCCGGGCAAAGGATCTGATTCTGACTATCAACAATGAACTTAAATCACAAGGGAAAAAGCCTATATCATGAGCTACGGACTAATATATACAATACCATTTGCCGCAATAGATAACATTCCATGTGTTGTGGAGATAGAGAAAGAAAATTATTCGGGTGAAGTCATTGAGCTGGTTGCGGGGGCTTCACCATTCACTGTCGATATTGCAGATGAAGAATTCCTGTATACGCCTGTCAGGTTCAGTACTGCGACAATTCGCGTAGTAGGCAGCGATTATTTGCAGAGTCTATTTTCCACAGCCTATCAGCAATACCGGGTTATATTCAAAAGAGATGGGGTAGTAACGTGGTATGGGTATATCAAGCCGGAACTATATACACAGAATTACAGCTCCTCTAAATTCGAACTGGAGATAGAGTGTATGAGTGCGATGTCCACGCTTGAATTTATTGATTATGACGTAACCGGAAGCAGAAAGGAATTTGTCTCGTTATGGAGTTTACTACAGAAATGCATCAAAGCAACTTCTGTACAATATAATGCAGTATATATCCCATACGTCTATGCGAAAAACGAAAAGGAATATTTATCAGGCGGAAGTAATATACTTTGGGAGATGAGAATTAGTGAACAGAATTTCTTCGATGAAGACAACAAAGCGCTGAAACTTAAAGAGGTACTCGAAGAAGTATGCAAATTCCTCCACTGGACCTGTGTAGATTGGCGAGGAGAGCTTTTCTTTGTCGATATAGATCATAACGGAGTATATCATAAATATAACAGTGGACTGATCGAGAAAGCAGATGCAGTATTTAATAATCTCATCGTACAAAACATTGGATTTACCGGATCTGATCATTCTCTGGATGTACTCCCTGGCTATAATAAAGTAACAGTGAAATGTAGCAATTATCCTATCCCTGAAACTTTAAACTTCAGTGTTAATTATGACGACCTGGACAGATTGGCTACCTTACCAGATATAACATCCGGAGATGACGTGTCGCATCGCATCCTCCTGAATCCAGGGGATTTGGAGATGTATCAATACCAACAATTCGCTCATCGTGTAGATATAAACGAATACAAAAACAATATAGAAGCGGATAATCTTTTAGGCGCTATCCCTATGAGGTATTGCAACTACAAAATGGTAAATAAGGATGGTGGTAAGGTTCCCGATATTACAGAGTATAGCTATACTGACGTTGTTAGAATAAGATTGAAAAACAAAGATGGGGTAGCATTGGGTGGATATGTTCCAGTATTTATATTGCGAAGTCCATGCGTCGCATATCCTCCAGGGGTATTTTGTATAAATGCCTCTGTCAGGTATTTCCAAAACGAACCTTTATCTCCATTGTCAAAGGACAGATGGGGAGGAAACTTATTAATCGGAACCAAATTATTTATTGGTCATATAGACCTTACGACTGATGATCCGGTACTCGGAAATAATCTTTATAAATGTACATATTTGTCATTCGGGGCATACGAGAATGAGGGTTATAAAGCGGTCATTAACGACAAGAAGCTAACGGACCCTTATGAAGGCGCATCCGGTAAAATGATATATTCTTCTTTTACGGGAAGTGGAATAACGGCCGGAGAGCTGGAATTTCAACTATTGGCTAGTATGTATCCATCCGAAGTTAATAAATATGGGGTATTCTTACAAAACTTTACTGTAAGATTCATTCCTCGGGATGGAGAGGATACTACATCTAATTCTGATCGTATTTATGAGAACGCGGTTAATGAGAACTACATCAATGAACTCGATGAGATCGAATTGAAAATTAGCTCATACAACCATGATGGCGCGGGTTATGGCAAAGTTATTTTAAGTGAAGATTACCTGAGAGACAATCTTTATTCAGTCATAGAAGAAACTACAGTCCGTCCAGAAGAGCAACTTATTCGACGTATTATCAAACGTTATAATGCCACCCGTATCAAATTAACGCAAGTAATAAAAGCATCTTCCGATATAACTCCTTTATCCCGCTTGTATGACAATTATATGGTTAATAAGAAATTCATCAACGCAGGAGGTACTATCGACTATAAGATGAATCAGTTTCAATGTATAATGATAGAAGTATGAGTAGTAACATCGTCATAAAATCAAGAGCAATTCCTGCCAGTTCCAGGTCGAAGAATTATCGTAATGGTACTGTTGTACGTACCGGTGGTGGCGGTAGTAGCTCATCTTCCTCCGGCATTGGTTCTGCGGACGCAGGATTGAGCAAGGATATTCACGTAAACGCACCAAAGACCGGTCATGTAAATCCGGGAGAAATCCTGCGCAAAGGTATGGGATACGAACAGATATTCCGAAAGATGCTTTATGCGCCTACTCCTGCGACACTAATAGGTAAATTGTCAACCGCTAATGATGTTGAGTTCGGATCAACCAAAGGCTTCATTACATATACCGCCACCCGCAACGACAATGGCGCAATGATCAAAGCATTCTACGACGACAAAGAAGAAAACGTATTGGAATTCTCTGGCGATCCTGCCGGCATTCAAACCGCAACAAGGCAGTTACAAGGGAACTACACTAAAGGAGAATCCTATACTGCAACAGTCATATATGCCGCTTCTGACGACGGAGATATAAACGAAACGATCTTGACTAGCAAGATCAGCGTGAATGTACATAGAAAGTGGTTTGCAGGCGTTTGTAATTCGGTTCCTACGACTTCAGCCGAGGTGCGGGCACTTTCAGGCAGTGGATTGTATAAGGGCGCCGGATCATACAAGTTCACAATAGGCAATTATAAAACTTTCGTTATCTGTATTCCAGACGGTACCATCAAGGATGTTTCACTGGAGAGATACCAATATAACTTCATGGATTTGGATTCCGCTGCTTCGCCGAGAAAGATCAGTGTTGAAGGTGCTAACGGAAGTACACCTTTGGAATATACGATGTATGTGTTCAGTACGGCTACGACAAGCAGCGAAACGGATAATTTCACCTTTAAAACGAGCTGATTATGGCACTTAATATAAAAGGGGATAGTTTCGCTGGCAGATATAAGCGTGTCAATGGTTATTCGATTGATTCGACCGATGTGTGGGAAACCTTAGAGGAAGCCCGTATTTATGCCCGTAATGCAGACACAGAGGCTTATGTCCCTTATGCCGGTCAAGTGATTTCCGTCATTGAGAACGGGACTATTTATAAACTAGTAAAGGATGACACAATACCTGAAACTGACGGTAAGAAACATTTCAAGCTTGCCATTATCGGCAGTAACAACGACAATGATGATCGATATGTACGAAAAGACATAGCTGAAACAATCGAAAAACTGATGACCTTCCTTGAAGGCATCAATGCAAAGGGAACATCCACACTCGAACAGATAAAGCTAGTCGGTGACATACTGTCCAGCAACTTTGCAACCGGCAGCACCGGCTTCGGTATCTACAAGGATGAGCAAGGCAACTATCACCTTGACATTGACTTCGTAGATATACGCAAACGTCTGAATGTTGAGAGTCTGCAAGTCAATCAGGCCACTTATGTCGGCGGCAAGCAATACAACTCAGACGGTATCATCTGTAACAAGGTAGAAGATAAAGGAACTTTTTGGAGATGTTACTTTAGGACTACGGATGCGGAAGGCAGGATCATCTATAATCCGTTTGCTGTAGATGACTTGGCAAACTGCGAGACATTCAATCTCAAAAGCGGAAATCACTATTACTGGCGTGCAGTTGTCGGCATTGGTGATGATTTCATCGACCTGTCCAAGAGTGATTGTATATCGGGCAGCGACGATCCCCTAGTAGGCGACAACATCGTACATCTCGGAAACAAAACAAATCCCGAACGGCAAGGTACTATCCTTTGGGATAGTGTAACGGCCGGCGGTCCCTACATTCGTATATATAAAGGTATCAACTCCTATACAATGCCGGAA